TAAGCCTTATAATGAAAAGCTAGGAGAAATTAAGCGATTAGATGGAGTTATTAAATTACATGATACTGCATTTAAAGTAGTGTGTAATAAACCTAATTAATAGAATAGATAATGGCAAACGTATTAGCCTTTACGCTACAAATTGACGGCTTAGGCACGGTTAATGACTTGAAAAAAGCCATTAAAGAAACAACCGAAGCTCTTAATGACAAGCAGATAGACAGCCCTGAATATAAGAAGCTGCAAAAGAGTTTGGCAGAATTGAAAGCCGCCCAAAAGGCACTTAATCAAGAAACCCGCTATGCTGCGGACGCTTCACGCTTTGCGGTTGGTAGTTATGACGAGATGAACGCCCGTTTAGGTGCGTTGCGCCGTCAGTACAAGGAATTAGGTAGCGAGGAACGAAATAGCCCTATCGGTAAAGAAACGGTTGCACAAATTCAACTGTTAGACGAGGAATTAAAGCGTATAGATGCTACTATTGGCAACTTTCAACGCAATGTAGGTAACTATACGGGCGCATACGACAAGATTAAGCAGCAAGTTGAGCTATTGCGCAAAGAGTATAAGAACTTAGGTGTAGAATATCAAAAAACTAAGATAGGCGAAGACCTACGAGCGCAAATAAACCTACTCGAAGGGGAGCTTAATCAGTTAGATAATAGCTTAAATCAAAATACGCAATCAGTAAACCGCCTAGGCGGGGCGTATAATAACCTTACAACTCTACTTGGTGCGCTGGGTATTGGTGTAGGGCTTTATGAGATTACGAATGCAACAGCGGATTTTAGCCTTAAATTATCAGAATTACAGTCTATCACGGGTGTAAGTGGCGATGATTTAGAGAAGTTAAAAGGCTCAATTAGCGACCTTACAAGTATTACACTTGCGGGCGGTCAAGTTATTGTCAATACAGGTAGTGATATTGCAGAAGCGTTCAAGTTAGCAGGTAGCGCACGACCTGAACTCTTAGGCAATATTGATGCGTTGCAGGAGTTCACTAAAAATGCCATTGTATTTGCTAAGTCGGGAGGGCTACCTGTTCAAGATGCTATCACAAGTCTTTCAAGTGTTTTGGCTCAATTTGGACGCCCTGCAAGTGATGCAGCACTTGTAATGAATGAACTAGCGGCGGGCTCAAAAGCGGGTGCATCTGAAATTAAAGATACAGCGGCTGCAATTGAGCAGTTCGGCGCAGGTGCTGCAAGTGCTAATGTAAAAACAGCCGAGGCGGTGGCACTTGTTGAAACCTTAGCAGATAAGTTCATTGTAGGTTCAGAGGCTGGCACCAAAATACGTAATATCCTAACGACTATCAAAGCACCGCAAGGTCTTGATGCAAAAGCACAAGAGCAATTAAGAAAATACGGTGTGTCATTCGAGGTGTTGTCAAATACCGCTTTACCACTTAGCGACCGCCTGAAAGAATTATCCAAAATTCAAGGCGATGCTAACGCATTGATTCAAGTATTCGGTAAAGAGAATGTAACAGCTGGCGAAATATTACTGCAGAATGTAGGACGCTTTGACGAGCTTACTACGGCGGTTACTGGCACGAACGAAGCATTTATACAAGCTGGCATCAATGCCGACAACTTAGCGCAATTAATTAGCAATGCTAAGGCAGCGGCTACTAATTTAGCGGTGGGTATTGGTACTACTTTATATAATGCTGTAAACGTCATGTTAGGTGCATTGAGCGCATTAAGCACGTTTATAGATGAAAATAAGGTAGCCTTATTAGCTGCGGGTTTTGCCGTGGCAGCTTATGCCACTACATTAAATAGTACACGTCTTGTTTTACTGTCATTCCAAGCGGCACAAGTAGCCAATACAGTAGTCACGAATGTTCAGGCGGTGGCGCAAAAAGGTTTAGCACTTGCAACAGCAGCAGTTCCATACGTTGCGGTTGGTATTGCTATATTCGGACTAGTCAAAGCCATGCAACAGTGGTTCGGAGCGACAGATGAACAAATCAAGACACAAGAGATACTTTTAGATAGTCAAAAACAACTCACAGAAGCTTATGCTAGTGAGGCTCAATCTGCTGCGGAGTTATTTGCAATTGCTAAGAGCGATGTATCGAGTAAAGAACAAAAGGCGGCAGCAGCTAAACGCATAATTGAGCTATACCCAGAGTACTTAGGTGGGATTAAAACTGAAACAGAGTTGCTCAATAGACTTGATGAGGTTCAAAAAAATGTAAATAAGGGTATCTTAGAGGGTGCAATCGCTCGAATTAAGAAGCAAAAGATTGACGAGGCTAATAATAGCTTAGTAGATTTGGAGCTTAAAAAACAGCAGCTTTTATTTGACTTTCAGCAAAAAGGCATAGATGCAAATAGCGGCTTTGCAGCAAGCGCATTGAGCCAATTACAAGGGAATATAGACGAAACTAAAAAGAGAATTGCAGATTTACCAACCTTTTTAAGCAAGGTAGGTGAGGGATTAAGCAATCAGAATATTGACTTTACAGGAATATCGGTATCAGATAATCAGATTAAAGAAGTCCAAAAGCAGATTATTGAGCTTAATGCATTCCGATTTAATCTAATTCAAACCACTGGTAAAGATTTAGATGAAGAAGGTAAAAAGCGTTATGACTTCCTATTAGGTGAAGAAAAGCGCCTACGAGCTGAACGCCAAAAGCTTATTGATAGCAATTTGAAGGGCGAGCAAGTAGCGGCGCAAAAAAGCGTAAGTATTACAGTCGATGCAGAAGCTCAAAAAGACACTATCAAGTCAAGCTCGAAGGGCAAAGCAAAAGAAGCTGAAACCTTAGACGAGCTTAATGCAAAGCTGAAAGAATTACAAGCGCAATTAAGCGGATTGTCTGGCACCCCCTCAAAAATACCTAGTAGCTTATTAGACGATATTTCCAAAACTAAAAAGGAAATTGACGAGCTTGAAAAGAAACTGAAAGCCTTATTTGATAAGCCGCTTGAAGGCATTGCAAAAACAAGAGCCGAGGCGGCAGGTTCTCAAACGATTGATTTAAGCGCAAATACTGACCAAGCTGAAAAGGATTTAAAAGAGTACCTAGACGAAAAGGATAAGCTTAATCGAGAAAGTATTGATAAGCAAAATACGGACGATTTAGCAGCGCAAAAAGAATTACTAGACTTAAAGGCGGCAAATGACAAAGCGGCAGCCGAAAAAGAAGCAGAGCAACGCAAACAGGTACAAAGTGAGCTTTATAGTAATGCGCTATCATTTGCAAAGGATTTATCTAGTGCTATTCTTAATATTCAATCGGACGAACTTAAACGGGAAGCGGATGCCAAAACAGCGGAATTGGAAGCCGAAAAGCAAAGAGAGTTAGATTTAGCTGGTAACAATGCGACATTAATCCAAGAGATTAACGAAAGATATGCAGCGGAAAAAATCGCATTAGACCGTAAAGTATTTGAAGAAAACAAAAAGATTCAGATAGCCCAAGCCTTAATAAACGGAGCTTTGGCAGCTACGGCGGTCTTTGCCGTTCCTGATTTTACTTTCGGTATCGCTAGCGGAATACGCCTTGCATTTATCGCAGCTAATACTGCCTTACAAGTTGGCTTAATCGCACGTCAAAAGTTTGCCAAGGGTGGTTATGTACAAGGCGAAGGTACGGGAACAAGTGATGAAGTGCCCGCTATGCTATCAAACGGTGAGTTTGTAGTGACAGCAGCGGCAACAGAGCAAATAGGTATTAGTAACCTCAATCGAATGAATGAAACAAAGTCTATTCCATCTATTGCAGCGCCTCAATCATTGCGAAATAATCAAGGGCTAAACCAAACCGATATATCTGCAATAATACAAGCTGTCAAAGAAGGTTCTTATCAAGGCACGCAAACGGGAGTAAATGACGGCTTAGTTGCTGTTAATCGTGAAACAAATATCTTAAATAAATTGAAATAATGGGAATATATAGGTCAGCATACCCAGGCGAATTTAATGCAGTTCATGGGTGCTTAAATTATGGAGTATCTCTTGATACATACACACCAATAGCGATTGGCACGCAAGCGACATTCTCCGTTACTTTTTCAAGTGGTGGAACTGCTACAAATGGTACTATAATTTAC